GTGATGATGCCTTCGGTCTTCAGGGCGTCACGCATGGTGATTCCGGCAGACGTGAGGGTGTCGAGGGTGTCAGTTCCGTTGTCGAACACGAGTTTCGCGCCGTCAACTTCACCTTCAACCATGACTTGGATATTGTCGAATTCCGTGATGGCAACGCCCGCGGAGTTATCAACTTCTTCCATCAGGACAAAACGCGGAGCGTCTGATCCGTCGGTAGCGTCGGATGCACAGATCACAACAGCCGGGTCAGAAGCGGCAGCTCCTGCGACAGTCGTAAGGTCTGCGAAGTTCAGCGTAGCCGCAGTCGAGATGTCTGTACCCGTGCTCGAAAGCTGAGTCAGAGCAACAGCGGAAGTTGCGCCGGGCGTATCAGACGTGAAGACAATCTGGTCGCCGTTAACAACGGAAACAGTTACGCCTTCAGCGGTTACAGCAGCGTCGAGGGTCGCAGCGACTTCGGAGATTGAAGTGTCACTGGACATATCGATTGCCGTGATGTTAGCGGGCGTTCCACCATCAACAGTCAGCGTGAACTCACCATCACTGATAGCGATCAGTGCGGCCAGGTTCGCGGACAGCGGGATAGTAGTCTGTGACCCCGCAGATGCGGCGCCCCCGGCGGAAATGCCGAGTACGGTGTTCAAGGCGAGGACTTCGCCAATACCAGCGGTTACAGCACGGTCACGGAAAACCCCGTTGAACATGTGCAAGCTGGAAATATCACTGTTCGTGATTGTCGGGTTGCTCATTGCTTACCTCCTTGAGGTTTGATGTTGGATTTTTTCACTGCCAAAGCCATTATAGCTTCGTCGGCGGCCTCAGAAGACTCTTCGCCTTCGCCGGTCGGATCGACTCCAGATACTTCAGGAGCGGCGTCGTCTTCACGAGACTCAGCTTCTTCCTCTTTAGCACCTTCTTCTTCAGCTTTAGCCTCGGCCAACGCATCTGCGCGGGCTTGCGCCACGGCTTTAGCGTTCAGTTCACCGAAAAGATCGGCTCCGAGTACTTCACCATCTTCGATGGCCTTGATAACACGTTCACTGTCTGCGCCCATAAACGGCAGCAGAGAAGCGACCCGTGCTCTTTCCTTGCTTACACCTTCTTCACAGGCAGCATCGAGTTGATCCTGCGTAAATCCGGTAATTACTGCATCACCTGCCATGTTATCCTCCTTGGCGTTGATTGCTTCTTCTACTGCGTCGATCATGCCCACAGCTAACGCTGTTTTTGCGATGACAAGACCTCCGCGCCCAAAATTGGTTTCGACTTCTTCTGCATTCACTTCCCGTCCGAGAGCGCGCGTCCGTCCTTCAGACACTCGTTGGACGAAGATCGCGGCGAGCTCATCCACTCGGGACTGAATCTCGCGTTTGAACTCTTCAGAGTGCGGCTCCGGAGCTTTCCGGGGAGCATTCGTCGAGGAAATAGTGTAAAATTTGATTCCGAACTGCTCGTAATACTTCGTTGTGTCCGTCAGGGACACGATAGTTCCGATGGAGCCAACCGAAGAAGTCGGAGCCGTAGCTGAGATCGTATCACACTGCGACGCAAGATAATAGCCCATGCTTGCCGCCATCCAACCGACAACAGCTTTAGTGGCTTTCCCGCAACCCGCGATGATCTGCGCCAGATTGTCCCCCCCGGCCACGAGGCCGCCGGGCGTGTTGAATACGAACTGAATCTCTTCAACGTAGGGGTTCTTCTCAGCGGCGTCGATCTGGGCGGCGATCCCCGAGTAGGTAGAGTAGGCTTCGCCAAACCATCGGGCGTAGTACTCATCAATACGACTCGCGGAGTCCAACAGGATTCCGTTGACTTGGATGATTGCCGAGGTGCCGTCTACGACGAGGTTCGTTTCAGCGTAGTTCTCGCCAACCCATTTGTCGGCGTTGGAGCGGAACTCTTGAATCTTATCTTCGGAGAAAATCTTAACATCCGGAGCGGCACTTGTTGCGCCGAAACGGTTAAACGCCGATTCATCTAGGAACCATAGATCGTTCATATTTGTTTTCTCCGAAATTGAGGAAGGTTAATCTGAGGCTTTATCCTTAGTCGTCTTTTTTGCCGGTTTTTTCTTTGGCTGAGTTTTCACCTTTGCCGTCGTCCGTCTTTTCGCTTTTGATTTCGTCAGAGCCATCTTCTTCCTCCGTCTTTCCCATTACCATATCCATAAGACCCGCTGAGTCAAGCGTTTCTGTTTCTTTTTTCAATCGTTCAGCATTTGCCTCGAAATCTCCGGTGCCGAGAGCTTCCGTTTCGCGCTCCCAAGTAGAGAGGCCGCCTTTGATCTTCTCAATGGCTGCCTTGACCTCTTTGAGCGGATCAACATGGGGCACAACCACGCCAGTAAAGCGGAAGGTCTCGTAAGGCACTAATGCGGACTCGTCCCGAGCTATAATCGCCTGAATATAGGGCTTGGGCATCGAAATTTTACCCTGAAGCGCGCGCAACCGCATCCGCTCCTTGGCGATCACAGTGTAGTATTGGCTTGCAAAATTTTTGCGCTCAAAAAGCATGATGATTTTGAACATTTCCAGAGCCGCCCGGCTTGCGGAATAACTCGCGGTGAAGAGCATTCGGGCGACCTCGTGAGGAATACCTACCGCAGCGGCAGTTGCCACATGACCGGACTCCAAGAACTTAGCCCCGTCCACATTCGGGCGTTTAGTGTCGTGGGATTTCAGCTTCTGGCCACGGCCCATATTCACAATATTGCCGTCGGTGACGTTTGTGACCTTGCCCGCCACTTTATCTCCGTGATCCTCACTGTATCCCGCGGCGTAGAGCTCCTGAGCCTGCCCATCAGTATGACGTCCGCCACCATTCGGTAAACCTTGGAGGGGGTTCTCATTAGACGAGAACTCGTCGTGCTCGATTGTAGCGACAAACTTTGCATTCATCTCCGCAGCAAGGAGTTCTGCAAGCTCATACCGGCGCATTATCTCCAATTTCTGAAGAACGGGCGTCAAAATTGGCTTACCGCGGCCTCCCCCGATCCGTTGGTTGTCTCGGCTAGGACGAAAGGCCATCAACCGACCGGATTTACCGTAGGAGGGGATTCGCTCGGTTTTGAACCTATTTTCGAGCTTCCCGGTCAAGGAAGCGGGGAAAAAGTTGTCTTGGCGGACATAATAGGCGATTTCCCGCCCAACTTTGTCATATTCGACACCATTTACGATCATGTTCCCTTTACGGGCGGCTGTCAGCATAATCCCTCTGTCCCAAGGGTTTACGACATTCCGGCCATCGATATGCTGAACCTTTATCTCCCCTTTGACAATATGCAGAACCACCAATAGGTCGCCTGCGGTCAAGGTATTCAGATAGGCTTCGTCGGCGAGCATGTGCAGATCCCGGCGACCGTCTCGGCTCGCACAAGTACTGCTGGCATACGTGTTGAAGTCCCTCTCTACCAGGGCTTTATCCTCGTCTAACATCTCAACCCCAAGGCTTTCGAGGAGCTTGGACGGTTCATACTGCATTTTGAGCCCGCAGTTGATCACGAAATGTCGGAGGCGGTCGAGGAAGGATGCGGCGAGCTCGTTCTCTTGATACGCCTGCCAAGATCTCTCCCGCAAAGCGTAGTAGTCGAGGCGCCATGGAGAGGGCATAGGCATTGTGCCGGGGATCGTAGAGCCCGTGAACATTCGGAAGGCTGAAGCCATTGAGTCATAATCCGCCCCATTGTATATGGAGCCGGACTCTTTAATCTCTACCTCTTCACTCTTCGGAGGCTTCTTCCACGAAAAAATCTTTGATAAATCCATCAGTTACCTCGTAGTAGTACTGGCGTCTCGCATGACCATGACGTTATTTCCGCTGATCAATCCACAGAGCTCAGTGTATAAAGCATTCAGGTCTCTCCACTGCTTCCGGAGTTGATCAGTCGATCCGGTCTCAACTTCGATGATCGTTTGGCCCGTATTCACTTTATACTTCTGGACACCCCCTTGAACAGCAGAGTTGAATATCGCTTCCTCAGTAGCATCGAGCAACGCTTTAATAGCCTTCATCCTGTCCGTCCTAGACGTACAGGTCGAGCTAATTGAACTTACCGCTTCTGAAAATGTCTCTGCCATATCGAGGGTTATGCCTGTAATGGGCTGATGGGTCAAGAGAAAAAGTGCCCCCGTTGCGGGGGCTGCGGTTGGAGAACCGTGGGACGTTCGAATGAACGTGAGGGAAAGGTGCCATGCTCGACCTAGAAGGTCAACCTCTTAATGACTCGAAATAATCCCACACGGCTTTCGGATTTCCTTTCTCTAATCCGAGGAAGTGCACACTATAATCCTCGATTACGAAATCACAGCAAGCGGTATTGTAGCAGAAGATGTCCCAAGACTCATTTCGACCGTGTGCAACCCATTGGATGACAATTTGCTGGCCGATACGCTTCCGGATGCGCTCTTCCGTCGTGAGCTGACGATAGTACTCTCTCTCGTAGCCTGCGGGGAATTGAGCCCAACCGACCGGCGCAGATTCTCCCGGCCGCCACTCGGACCGGAGCCACATGGCGACCCGGTTCTTATAATTGTCCGAGAAAATTTCCACGAGGGGGAATCTCTCATTCGGTAAATCCTTATGTGCTTGGTAGAGGCGATTCCGGGCGGTCGTAGCCAAACCTTTGATCGGAATCATCAAAACTTTTTCACCCTGTCCGTAGCGGCGGCACACATCATAAATCGTTGCGCTCATGTTACCGTCTGAGGCGTCAATAAACATCCGTTCGACCTGCATCGTACCCCAAGACTCATCCAAGATGTCTGCGAGTTGTCGCCAACATGGGTCATTGATGTCATCCACTCGACCTTTGATGATTCGGTAGTCGATACTCCAGTTTTTGAAGTCACGGCCCCATGCTTTGATCTCGACCTCAAGCCGGGGATTCTTTGATCCCGTCTGAACGTCACACGCCGCGGTCAAAAATAAAGGACCTTCCCCTTTGTTGCACTTCGGCAAAGTATTCCGGACATACCGACCTTGCCGGTCAGAGAGTTGTTCTAGTCGGACTCCCCCAGATCGATCTTCGAAAGGAAGACCGAGATACCGGTTATAGAAAAGTTGCAGCTTCGAGGGGTCGCCCTTCGATTGGAGGAACTCTTTTACAATTTCCCACCACTCTACGGTTAGGGAATACAGCGCGCTCATGTGGTAGCTGCGATAGTAAGGCTCTTTCGCTTTTGCCGTCGGAACCCACTCCGCTCCAGCCTCTGGCTGAATTATCTCGGATTTATGAAATTCCTCAAACTGTTCGCCGCAATGACGACATTGGTACTTAACACTGCTGAAATCTCCGTCTCTACAAGCGGCTGAATCAAATTTAATGCCGTACTCAATATCCTCGTGAGTTTTACCACCGAAAAAGTCCAGCTCTTGCTTTTTCCCACAGAGCGGACAGGGGATCATATATTTACGTTTATCCCCAGCGTTGTAGAGATCTAAAATCCTAGATCCAACTTCCGTGTCTTTTTTGATGAGGCCCTCTTCGTCCTCCTCATCCTGCTCGGTCTCAGAAATCCCAAAGGATACTGTTGGGCGAGATCCATACAAAATTTTCTTTCTGTTTTTGAACGCATCCGCCCGACCCTCGATAACTTTTACGGTTTCTCCCGATTTTCCGAGTTGGTAGGGGTATAGGTCAATCTCATCGAGCAGTAGCGCCCGGAAGGACAGTCCTTGAAAGTTGGATTCATTATTCGGGCCGCACATGGTTATGAAGCCTCCGGCGAACTCCATCATTCCACCGCTGTCCCCAGTACGCCGAACACCTTTCTTCAGACTATCTGGTCGAATCTTATCCCGGAGCCCCGATGAATCGATCATCGGCTCAATACGGGTCTTCTTCGCACGGGAGATCAGTTTCTCATCCCCAGATACGAAGAGGATAGGCATCGGGTCACAGGCCATCCCATATCCAATCCCGTTTTCAAGAACGGCACAAGTGAACCCAACCTGGGTGCCTTTCATAACAGCGATTTTCTGAGTCGGGTCGAAAGGGGACAGGCAATCAAGCGGCTCTCGCCAGAAGGGGGATCGCTTCCATTTGAACTTACCGGGGAACGGTGTGGCCGTCTTCGTCATAAACCGGTTCTGCTCCGCCCATTCAGAAGGGAGGAGCGTAGCGGGTTCGTTCGGGAGAGATTTTAAGCAACCGAGGAGAAACTCCTCGTCCGTTTGATGTTCGGAGACCGCCTTAACGATCTCCTTCAGAGTGGCAACCTCGTTGGTTGCGTTTTTCGGGCGGCCTCTATGCTTCATACCCCATTCTTCTCCATCGTGCTGATGGCACCTTTCAAAATCTCAGACCCGGCGTTCGCCAAGAGCTTCTCCATTTCTTTGATCGCTTCCCGGCTGTCTTTGTTCCGGTGAGCAATGTTGTAGAAATCATCACAGATTCCCGACGCAGCCATCTCCAAGACCTGGGTGTGGACTGCGCCTACGTATCGCTGCACCCATGTGTTGACATA